GTATCCAGATCGCCGCTCTACCAGTGATGGGTGGATTGGTGATGCTCGTCATAGCGCCACCAAATCGGATCATAATCCAGACAAATCTGGGGTCGTCCGAGCCATTGATATTGATTCTCGCCTGGATTCATCCGAGCAGATCTCAATATATTTGGCTGACCAAATCAGAGTCTGTGCGAAAACCGATAAGCGTATATCTTACGTAATTCATAATGGCATGATTGCTAGCAGGATACTTAATTTCAAGTGGCGTAAGTACAAGGGTTTTAATAAACACACAAAGCACATCCATATTAGCTTTACTAAGGCAGGCGACAAAGACGGCAAAGAGTTTGATATACCACTACTAGGGGGAAAAATATGAAAATATCAAAGAAGCAGAAGGCCATACTAAAATCCTATGCACGTGGAGTATTAGTATCTTTCTTAACATTTTTAGCAAGTAATGAATTAGGTTTAGATCCAGCACTGTCTGTAGTAGTTGCAGCTTTGGCAGGACCAGCGGCTAGGGCTTTAGACAAATCCGATAATGCTTATGGCATCGGTGCTAATGAAAAATGAGTCCAGCAGAATGGGCTGGCTTTGGCGCTGGCGTTATGGCCGTGCTATCAGGCGGGCTAATCGGATTACGTTTCTTAGTTAAAGGTTGGTTAAACGAACTACGACCTAATGGTGGCTCTAGTATGAAAGATCAGCTAACAAGATTAGAACAGCGTGTCGATGATCTATTCACTATCATAAGTAAGCGATAATTACAATATGGCTACTAAGCGTAAACCTAAGAAGAAGATGGTGCGTAAGCGCCGTACTACTAAAGAGCCTGTATTAACTAAGTTAGATTATTGGGCTATTGCAGCTAATGAGGTTTACAAAGCCTGCCGTAAAAATGGCATGGATGAATCTACAGCTCTAGCCTTTGCTATGGATCGATCAAGTTATCCAGACTGGATAGTCGATACCACAGATCCTATAAAAGATCCCCTAGACGATTATGAGGAAGACGATTAAGAAAATTGCGTTCGTTTCAGATCTGCAAGTTCCTTTTTTTAATGAAGCAAGTGTAAAATCAGTAGGCCGTTTTTTAGCCAAATGGCGGCCTCATAGAACTATTTGTATCGGTGATGAAATTGATCTACCACAGCTTGGCGGTTTTAATGCTGGCACTATTGATGAGATGGTCGGCAATATAAATGATGATAGAAAACAAACCCAAGAGGTCTTAACCTATCTTGGCGTAACAGATGTACTAGGAAGCAATCATGGAATCAGACTTTACCGATCAATTAAAAAACGACTCCCATCTTTCCTCAACTTACCCGAAATGCAGTATGAGCGTTTTATGGGATATGACAAGCTACAGATTAAATTCCACCCATTTGGGCTCGATTGGGCGCCAGGCTGGACAGCCGTTCATGGTGACGCTTTCCCTCTTAGCCAAGTACCTGGACAAACGGCCTTAAATGGCGCTAGAAGGCTTGGTAAGAGCGTGGTGTGTGGGCATACCCATAGATTAGGCCAGTCGGCCTTTACAGAGGCATCTAGAGGCCAATTAGGCCGTACTGTATGGGGAGTAGAAGTCGGAAATCTCGTTGATTTAAGCAGTTCAGGCATGGCGTATACAAGGGGCTATGCAAATTGGCAGCAAGGCTTTGCTGTGGCCTATGTGCATGAGCGTAAAGTCCAGGTAATTACAGTGCCTATTAATGCAGACGGCAGTTTTATATTTGAGGGCAAACTTTACAAATAACGTTACCAAATCGTTATCAAAAAAAGGCCGTAAATCATCCACAAAGTCGTACACAGGTGTCACACTATTTCCATGCCACAAAGCGTGAGCATAGAAAGTAGGGCTACATGTACACAGAGCTTAAAGACTTTGGGTATCTAATTATGTGGGGAGTAGTCGCAGGGTTATTACTTACCTGGGCTATTGGCACATATATAGAAAACATCAAAACTATACATTACTGGCGAGGCCGTAAAGATGGCTGGGATATGCATAGAAGGATGGTTGATAACGATGTTCACAACAACTGAGAAACTATTCTTAGATGCAACAGAACTTATACACGCAAGGGGTTCACAGTACGGACACCCTTATACTCAACATAGTCGTATTGCCGAATTATGGTCTGCTTATTTTCATTTTCCGATTACAGCAAATCAAGTGGCTATGGCCATGTGCTTGGTCAAGATCAGTCGATCAGTCGAATCGCCAGAGGTATCAGATCATTACAAAGACGCAGCTGCGTATATTGCTATTGCCAAAACATGCCATGAGGCGATGCAAGACAGCGCTCTAGATTGGCAGGAGTAATGGCTTTCGATTTAAGTTTATATGAACCAGTGGATGAAAGATTACATAAGTGGTGGAAGGAGTTCCCAGATGGAAGATTGGAAACAGATATTATCGAGGCCTCAAACACTCGATTCATTGTACTTTGCAAGTTATACAAAACAGAGGCAGATTCCAAGCCGTGCTCTACTGGGCTTGCGCTTGAAACTATTTCTGATAGGGGCGTTAATGCAAATTTCGCTCTACCTAATGCGGAAACAAGTGCGATTGGTCGAGCGCTTGCGAACGCAGGTTTCTCAGCTAAAGGAAAGCGACCTAGTAGAGAAGAGATGGCTTCGGTAAATAGCAAGTCAGAAACCTTTACAGTAGAAAATAAGCTAGAAGATCCGCAACAATGGAATACTACTGACTGGGTTGCAGCTGTGCCAGAACAACCTAAACCGCCTGTAGATTGCTGTGAGAAAGGGATGACCTTACGCACAGGATTTAGCAAGACAACCAAGAAGCCGTTTTATGGTTATGTGTGTCTAGGCAATATAAAAGAACACGCTAAATGGGCTAGTCAGACAAGCACAGGCGCTTGGTACTTCAAGGATAAGGAGTAGATATGGGCTATATCGCTTTCATTAACGGCAGTGGTATTACTGTCGAAATGGATGATAGTGGTGTGCATCTAGTTAAGTCTGTTATTACATGCGACATGTGTGGCGATGACAGGGTTTTTAAAGATGGCACATGCTTTCGATGCCACGAATTGATCGCTCGTGACTAAATTCAAATGTAATGGGTGTAGTCGTAACACTGAGTTCTTATGGCTTGACCAGGCAGATATGCCAGATGGGTTCAAGATGTATCAGTGCATGGACTGTGGCTGTGTTGGTGTAAAGAATATAGCTGAGCAAAAAGATGCACCTAAAGATAGCAAGGTTAGTAGATGTAATAGCTGTGGGGCTTGGCAGTTTGACACACTGCCTTGCCACACCTGTTTATTGATAGGGGCTTATGATGCCAACGTATGAATATAGCTGTAATGAGTGTGGTACTTATGGAAGTGTGCACAGGACATATAAAGAGGATGACGGCGGGATGCTTTGCCCTAAATGTGGGTTAGATATGGCACGTATGTATTCAGCACCTGGCATAATCTTAAAGGGTACTGGATGGGGTAGTAAGCCATGAAGTTTGCTATAGCTGATCCACCATATTTAGGTAGAGCGCATAGATGGTATGGAATTGGTGGTAGAGCTAAAGGTCGTGGTAAGGGTAGGGCTGACCAACATCCAGAAGCTTACTTATGGGATAAAGCAGAAACTCATATTAATCTAGCATTAGATTTATTACATAAATACGATGGGTTTGCTATAGCTTGCACGACACACAGCTTGAGTACCTATTTAAGCGTAATACCAACACACTCCGAAAATGGTATTCGTATATTAAGTTGGGTTAAACCTGCATCTTTGCCTAGTGGTTCTAGAATTACTCAGAGCTGGGAATCTGTAATTATTAAAGTACCGAAGGATCGTAAAGGTCGTGGTAAGGGTAAACAAATGGTTGATTATTTAATTTGTCCAGCACCACGTAAAGGGTTTCCAGGATCTAAACCTATTGCCTGGACAATATGGGTACTAGATGCTATGGGAGTTAAACAAGGTGATACAGTTGAAGATCTGTTTAATGGATCAGGTATGGTAACGGCAGCTATAGAAAGCTATTTATCAAATGAGTGAGGCTGGTTATGATTGTACTTGGATAGATCAGTATGAATTTGTGCCATTCTTCGCCACGCCGTCTGACCTGCGATTATCTTACAGGATTTGACAGTGATGATACGCTCTAGATCGCATTCGCCCTCAAGGCGAAAAGGCGAGCCGCACAGCGGATTGCTCGCAAGGTGCACGCTAGTTGGGCTCGCTCTATTTGTTGGACAAATGTTTGCCCTTGAAAGAGCTGAATCTCGTGAATTACATAAACCTACTTATTACAAGCAATATGCTTTCATTCAGTTAAATCATTCATTTACTGAGTTCTATTGCTTAGATGAGTTATATCATCATGAGAGTAGGTGGAATCCAAGCGCTCGCAACGGCTCACACTATGGCATACCACAAGGTAGATCTAAGTACTTGGCTAAGGTAGATGGCTTTAAGCAAGTAGACTGGGGTATTAAGTACAACATGAATAGATATGGTTCTATGTGTAAAGCATTAAATCATTTCAAGACTAAAGGATGGCATTGAGTAAAAGAGCTATAGGTAGTGGCAAGTGGCAGAAGCTACGAGTACAGATCCTTGACAGAGATGGCTGGGTGTGTGTGGTGTGTAACAGACCAGCGCATACTGTGGATCACATCATACCTAGAGTTAAAGGCGGTGACATGTGGAGTCCAGATAACCTACAAAGCATGTGTAAGTCATGTAATAGCGCTAAAGGTGGCCGTTTTTTTAATAGCACGGCGACCCCCCCTGTCTTTTTCAAACCTTCTCTCTCCAAGACAGTCCAGGTCATTCCAGACTCACCTTTTAATAAACCAGATACACTAAACTTTGATGAAGAATGATGCGGAATTAAGCCAGACTCAACGAGGGGTCGGGCTAATTGGTAGTACCACGCCTAGAGTTCACACGCCTTTACTGAAAGGTAAGAGCAAAGCGGATGAGGTGGCCGATCTAGCTGAGAAGATCGGTTTACCTTTAATCCCATGGCAAAGATTTGTACTAGATGATTTGTTATGTGTAGACGATCAAGATAACTGGCGTAAAAAGACAGCTCTAATACTGGTAGCTCGTCAAAATGGCAAGACCCATTTAGCACGCATGCTTATATTGAGCCATCTATTCTTATGGGGTTCTAAGAACGTACTGGGTATGTCCTCTAATCGTAATATGGCATTAGATACATTTAGGCAAGTCACATTTACCATAGAAGATAATCAATTTCTAAAAGACCAGGTAAGACAGATACGCCTGGCTAATGGTCAAGAATCTATAAGCTTACTTAATGGCGCAAGGTATGAGATAGCCGCTGCTACTAGAGATGCACCACGTGGTAAGACTGCCGATTTTCTATACATAGACGAATTACGTGAGTGGACAGAAGAAGCCTTTACAGCTGCATTACCTGTTACACGTGCTAGGCCTAATTCAATGACCTTAATGACAAGTAACGCAGGTGATGGATTTAGCACTGTGCTTAATGATCTTAAAGAGCGCTGTTTATCATACCCGCCAGATAGTTTAGGTTATTACGAATGGTCAGCACCACAGCACTGCAAGATACATGATCGTAAAGCCTGGGCATTAGCAAATCCAGCATTAGGGCATTTAATATCCGAAGAAACCTTAGAAGAATCAGTCAATACAAATAGCGTAGAAGCTACACGTACTGAGATGTTATGCCAGTGGATAGATAGCGCTGTAAGTCCTTGGGTATATGGATCTATTGAGGCATGTAGTGATAGCACATTAGAAATCCCTGTCGGGCCAATGACTATAATGGCCTTTGATATTGCACCGACAAGGCGATCTGGGGCTTTAGTTATGGGTCAATTAAAAGATGGCAAGATAGCTGTAGGTCTAGCCCAATTATGGCAAAGCGAAGTAGCTGTAGACGAAGTTAAGATGGCTAGTGATATTAACGAGTGGGCAAAGAAGTACCATCCACACAAAATACTATTTGACAAGTACGCCACACAAACTTTAGCCACAAAATTAGAACAAAGTGGCTGGCGTATCGAAGATTGCAGTGGCCAGGCTTTCTACCAGGCGTGCTCGGACTTATCAGATGCCTTGGCTAACGTTAGATTAGTTCATAGTGGCCAAGCGGACTTAGTACAGCATCTAAATAACTGTGCAGCTAAGACTAATGATGCTGGCTGGCGTATTATTAGGCGTAAATCGGCTGGCGATGTTACAGCTGCAATAAGTCTTGCCATGGTCGTATCTCAATTAACTAAACCGCAACAAACTGCACAAATATTTGTCTAACTTGCACCATAAGTCCGTTTTATGGTATAACATATACATATGGGTCTATTGTCTGCTTTGGGTATAACCAAAAAATCTGAAACTGTCCAAGCGCAATACGCCCCTGCCATTATGGACACAGCTTATGGCTATGGTTCATTTACAACTGGTGTAGGTAATTTCCCAGGTGGATTAGATAGAAATTTTGCTATGCAAGTACCTGCCGTTTCACGTTGCAGAAATCTTATAGCTGGTGTAGTTTCATACTTGCCATTGAAGCTTTACAAAAAGTCAAATGGTGAGGAGTTGGGGAACCCTCTTTGGATAGATCAACCAGACTATCGGCAACCACGATCCGTCACCATATCTTGGACTGTCGATAGTCTTTTATTTTATGGTGTTGCATATTGGCGTGTAACAGAATTATATGCAGATGATTTAAGACCATCACGATTTGAGTGGGTCGCTAACAATAGAGTTACATTTACAACAAATAAATTTGGCACAGAAGTAGATGAGTATTTTGTAGATGGAGTTAAGACACCAATGTCTGGCATTGGTTCACTTATCACATTTCAAGGATTAACACAAGGTGTATTAACTACCGCAGCACGTACAATACAAAGCGCATTAGATATTGAAAAAGCCGCAGCTGTATCTGCACAAACTCCAATGCCAAGTGGTTACATTAAAAACACTGGCGCAGATTTACCAGAAGCACAAGTATCTGGATTATTAGCACAATGGAAGCAAAGCAGACAAAATAGATCTACAGCATATTTAACTTCTACTCTATCTTATGAAACTACAGGTTTTAGTCCTAAAGATATGATGTATAACGAAGCACAGCAATATCTTGCAACACAAATTGCTAGAGCCATGAACGTACCTGCATATTACATAAGCGCAGACATGAATAACAGCATGACTTATCAAAACATTATCGATGGTCGCAAAGAATTTGTAGCATATTCACTACAGCCGTTTATCTGTGCTATTGAAGATCGTTTAAGCATGGATGATATTACCCCTAGAGGCCATGTAGTTAAGTTTGCTATAGAAGAATCATTCCTAAGAGCTGACACAATGAAGCGCCTAGAGGCATTAGAAAAAATGATAAATCTAGGTTTAATCGATGTGGAAGAAGCTAAAGAAATGGAACAAATGACACCTAACGGAAGAGAAACAGAAGATGAAACTTACATTCAGTAGCCACGTAGAAGCTGCCGATACAGAGCGCAGAGTTATCGCTGGCAAGATCGTACCTTTTGAAGAGGTCGGCAATACTTCCGTAGGTAAGGTCGTATTTGCTAAAGGATCAATAGAGATAGGCGATCCTGGCAAGGTTAAGATGCTTATGCAACATTCACCAGAGCGCCCAATAGGTCGTATGCAAAAATTTAACCAAGCAGAAGACGGAATCTACGCATCATTTAAGATCAGCGCATCTATGCAAGGTCAAGATGCTTTAATCCTTGCTGGCGAGCAATTAATTGATGGTTTATCTGTCGGTGTAGATGTAAATAAGTCTGTACAGAAAAAAGAGTATTTATATGTAACCAGTGCAACACTAAGAGAGGTTAGCCTGGTAGAAAGCCCAGCATTTACAGCTGCGCAAGTTACTAAAGTTGCTGCTAGTGAAAACGAAGCAGAGGACACAAATCAACCAAAAGAAAGCGAGGCTCCTGTGGAAGATTTAGCAACAGCGCCACAAGAAGCAAAGGCAGAGGCTGCTACTCCTACAGTAGAAGCTGCTCGCCCAACAATTACAGCACCAGTTATCCAAACTTCAGTACGTTCACCAATTAACTCAATGGCGAAGTACACAGAGCACAAGATCAAGGCTGCACTAGGTAGCGAAGATTCTAAACTCTATATTGCTGCGGCAGATGATTCATTTTCAACAAACCCAGCATTTAATCCAACTCAATACCTAACTGAGTTTGTAACAAACACACGATTTGGTACACCAGCTATTGATGCATGTTCACAAGGCACACTTCCAGCATCTGGTATGACTATTAACGTACCATCACTTGTAACTTCAGCAGGTGGCGGAACTGGCGTAGCACCTACAGTAACTGTAGAGGCAGAAGCAGGCGCAGTATCAAATACAGGTATGGAAACTGCTTACCTAACAGGTACAGTGTCTAAGTACTCAGGTATGAATACACTATCTGTTGAGTTGTTAGAGCGTTCAGACCCTAACTTCTATGCAGAGCTAACACAACAGCTACAAAATGCTTATTTAACAACAATTGACACAGCTGTATTAAATGCATTAATTGCAGCTGGTACTTATGGCACAGGAACTACAGCAGACAGCGATGGAATTATTGCTTACACTTCCGAAGCTGCGAAATTTGTGTATGCTAACACAGGTTACTTTGCACAGAACTACATCGGAAACCCAGCACAATGGCAGGCATTGATGGGCGCTGTTGATTCAACCAAGCGACCAATTTACAATGCGATTCAACCAATGAACGCAGCTGGAGATGTACGCCCTACATCAATTCGTGGAAATGTACTAGGACTTGATCTATACGTAGACAAGAACTTCTCAACAACCACATTTGATGATAACTCTGCAATTATCCTTGCACCAGAAGCATTTACTGTATATCGCTCACCACAGGCTTACATGTCTGTAAACGTTGTATCTAACCTACAGGTACAAGTTGCGATCTACGGATTCATGGCAACAATCGCCAAAATGCCTTACGGAATCATCAAGTACGCAAAGGCCTAATAACCAAGTAATAATCCTCTGGGGTTTAGTAGCCCTAGCCCCAGGGGAGCTTTTTTAAGAGAGGAATACAATGGCAGCCACCTATGTAACCAAAGCTGAGTTACGCACTAACTTAGGTATTGGCTCTTTGTATACCGATGCAGTAGTAGAAGAAGTTTGCCAAACTGCACAGGATTTACTTAATCAGTATTTATGGTTTAACGATGCACCAGTAGTAGCCGCTGGATTACAAAACAACGTAGCCACATTAGTATTAGCAAACCCAGGCATTTATGTAGTAGGTCAAACAATAAGCGTAGAGGGCTGTGGAAATATCTATGGTGGCCAACATGTAATTACTGGCACAATACCTGGATCTAATATCCCAGTATCAATCGCAAATACATTTTACAATTTCTTTTACAATTACTCATGGCCTAATGGCTATTCATTTATTCAATTTGCAAAAGTACATGCAAACGACCCATTCCATAGAATTCTTCCGTATGGCAAAGCAAGTGGCCAAGATACTAAAGAAGATGATTACTCTGCGGTACCCGCAATCAGAGAAGCAGCAATGATCATAGCTGTAGACATCTGGCAGGCTAGACAAGTTAGCCAGACTGGTGGGGTAGGTATGGATGGGGTCAGTGCTAGCCCTTATCGGATGGGTTATCAGCTGATTAACAGAGTACGTGGCCTCATCCAGCCATATTCAGCGCCTGCATCACTGGTAGGTTAATATGCCAGCTGCGATTACCACACTACGTAGCACACTAGCCACAGATCTTACTAACGCTGGCGTGTGGTCAGTATTTGCTTTTCCACCAAGCACTCTTCTCGCCAATGCAGTAGCAATTACACCTGGCGATCCTTACATAGTTCCAAGCAATAACGATCATGTAACAGTATTACCTTTAGCAAACTTTAGAATTTTAATCACTAAACCTGCGTTAGATAACCAGGGTAATTTGGCTGGTATGGAAGATTACATAGTAGCCGTAGTAACAAAGTTAGAAGCGTCAGCCCTAACACTTAATATATCAAGCATTTCGGCTCCAGCAATCGTAAGCGCTCAAAGTGGCGATTTATTGGTGTCTGAAATAACAGTATCAATCCTAACGAGCTGGAGTTAA